ACCATAATATGGCAACATTAGTATCCCCAGGCGTAGCGGTAAGTGTTATTGACGAAAGTGCTTATGCAAGCGCCGGTCAAGGCACCGTGCCATTAATCATCCTGGCAACAGCAGAAAACAAAACAATTCCAGGCGGAACAGGACTGGCATCTAAGACTTTAGCATCAGCGGCTGGACAGCCTGTGTTATTAACAAGTCAAAGAGAATTAGCTCAATTATTTGGAACTCCAGAATTTAAGAGCTTAAACGGAACACCATTACATGGTAACGAATTAAATGAATATGGCCTATTAACTACTTACAGTTATTTGGGACTTGCTAATCGTGCTTATGTGCTACGTGCAAATGTTAACCTAGCACAATTAGAAGCTTCACACATTGAACCTGCGGGCCTACCATCTAATGGAACATATTGGTTGGATACCGCTGATTCAGTATGGGGAATCTTCGAAGCAATCGATAATAAATGGAATGCAATTACAGTTAATGTATTAGATACAGATGAAAACTTAACTCCAATGAACGTGCCCAATGTTGGTTACGGCGAAACTGGTGACTATGCAGTAGTAACTACTGCAACTAATAATAAGTTTTATAAAAAAACTGTAAATGGTTGGTCTAGGTTAAACACCACTGACTTATCTGCAGGCGAAGGCACACCATGCACAGTTACAGTTGCACCACACTATAGTGTACCTAGCGCGGCCAATAGTAAATCAGTATGGTTTAAGACTACAACTCCTAACAGAGGATTTTCTGCGGCCCTTAAACGCTACTCTAGTACTACTGGACAGTTTGTAAGTATTACAGTACATGTTTATGCAAACGATACCGATGCTGAAACTGGCTTTGGATCAGGACTAAGTTCCGGTAGCATATATGCTAAATCTACTTCTGCTAGTGCTGAATTTGAATTACGCAGATATTCCAATGGAACATGGGATACCTTAGTTTACGAAGCTGGATTAACTGAACCAGTTGGTCCTACTGTAGATGGTACATTATGGTACAATACAGATCTAATGGCTGACTTGTATGTTAAAACAGGTGGCGAGTGGAAACCAGTTCAAGGAGATGTAACTATTGATACTGCTGAGCCAGATAGCCCAGCGGCTAACGATATCTGGATTGATACAAATGACTTAGATCACTATCCTCAGATTAAAGTATATGATGGTAGTGCATGGGAGTTGCGTAATAGCGCAGACCAAACAACACCAGACGGCGTTATTTTTGCTGATTTAACTCCGCGTCCAGGAGATAACACTGGTACTGGTGGTAGTGCAGTTTCATATGATATAGATGAAACTCCAGATCCTGAAGTACATCCAGATGGTATGTTATTATGGAATAGCATGGTATCTACATACAACGTTAAACAGTACAATGCACTTGAAGGCCAATGGCATACAATTAGCGGCAATATTAGTGCAGGCCCATTGGCCGGTGCTCCATATATGGGCCGCAAAGCTCAACGTGCAGTTATTGTTCGTGCAATGCAAAAAGCAATTACAGAGAATCAAAAGATTCGCGAAGAAACAATGGCATTTACATTAATTGCGGCTCCTGGATATCCAGAGTTAATTGATGAAATGCTAACACTAAACGTTGACCGTAAAGAAACAGCGTTTGTTATTGTTGACAGTCCATTACGTCTGGCACCAGACGCACAAGGATGGGTTGATTGGGTAACTGGCGTTAATGCTGGTACTAACGGCGAAGATGGTATTATTACTAAGAGCTATGAAGCCGCAGTATACTATCCAAGCGTGTTGACCACAGACTTAAATGGTTATGACGTAGTTGCTCCTGCTAGTTACGCAGTATTGCGTACCTATGCATATAACGATAGCATCAGTTATCCATGGTTCGCACCAGCTGGTTTAACTCGTGGTGTTGTAACTAACTGTTCTAACTTTGGTTATGTTAATAACGAAGGCGAGTTTATGCCTGTTGCATTGAACAACGGACAACGTGATACATTGTATGCTAACAAGATGAATCCGTTAGTTAACTTCCCAGGTACAGGTCTAGTAGTATTCGGACAAAAGACTTTAAGTCCTATATCGTCTGCTTTAGATAGAGTTAACGTTGCTCGTTTAGTTGCTTACTTGCGTGAACGCTTTGATCCATTAGCTCGTCCGTTTATCTTCGAGCCAAATGACCAAGCTACACGTAGCAACGTTAAAACATTGTTTGATGGATTCCTACAAGATATTATGCAGAAGCGCGGTATATACGACTTCGTAGTAGTATGTGATTCTACAAACAATACACCTCATCGTATTGATGCTAACGAACTATGGATTGATATTGCTATTGAGCCAACTAAGGCCGCTGAATTTATCTACATCCCAGTCCGTATTGTTAATACAGGTGCATTACAATAAAAGAAAAAACACCCTAGGGATGGGGAGGCAGTGATGCCATTAAAAGCCAGGAGAAATCCTGGCTTTTTCTATATGTAGTTAATTTTTCATATCACTTTTGGCTAAATAACTGCATGTCCGTAAAGGAGTTATTATAACATGGCACAATTATCAAAATTTGGCGTACCTGGTGGCGATTCACCAATTTTAATGCCTAAATTAAAATATAGATTTCGAGTAGTATTCATTGGTGCTGGTAATGGTTTGTTGCCAGGCGTAAACACTTTTACGAGCCAAATTGTCAGCGTAGGCCGCCCACAGTTACAACATCAAACTACAGAGTTAGATGTTTATAACAGTAAGATCTATGTTGCAGGAAAGCACAGCTGGAGTCCAATTAGTATCACAGTTCGTGATGACATCAATAATGAGATTGCAAGTTTAATTGCCGCTCAAATGGGTCGTCAAATGGACCATGCAAATCAAAGCGGTCCATTGGCTGGTTCTAATTACAAATTCGGTTTGCTAATTCAAACGTTAGACGGTAGCCAAGATGAAACTGGTGTTATAGACACATGGTCAATTAATGGTTGTTTTATTAATGATTACCAGACTGGTGACTTAGATTATAGTTCTAGTGATGCAATGACATTGACTATTTCTATTACATACGACGCCGCAGATTATCACGTTGGTAACATTGTAATACCTAACTTACCAGGTCAGCTAGGCGAACTAGGCGGTGGTCCTGCTCTACGTACCGACAGCGATCTAGCTACCAACGGTTAATAGGTGGTAGTCGATGCCACGTAATCGCGACCCAGTTACGTATGTCAATTATGGAGTGGCGGATTCGAATTCGGATCCGAACCACGCTAATCAGCGTTCGCGTTTAGCGCAGGCACCCGGATCAGGTACGGATCCACATCACGCAAATCATTCTAGTCACTTGTCCGGCATTAGTTATGCTGACAGTGTTGGCATGGATCCAGTCAACAGTAATCAAACTGCATTATTTTATACCACAGGTAAAGACACTCCTATAGGCGGCACTGATGTATCAGTTGCACCAATTTGGAATAGGATTCCTAGATTTAAACATTTATGGACTGTCCGACCTAGACTAACACCCGGGGCCAGAGATCTAATTACTAGTAAAGGCTATCCCGAAGATCAATTAGAAGCCTTACTAAGTGAGCTTACTTACAGAGCACAAAGTGTAGACCTTCCCACTTGGCAAGTTGCAACTCAAACATTTAATCAATATAACAAACCACGACTAGTACATACAAAAGTAGAATGGCAACCAGTTACTATTAAATTTTTAGATACAGTAGACAATGCTTTCCAAGAATTATTGTTGATGTATAACAGTTACTATTTCCCTAATAACTTTAATGGTCAGGGAGCCGCGGCCATGGACCCAGATCAACTTAGTTTAGAATTCAATGGTTCCTATGGCGCTAGAGCGGTTAACAATACCGATGATAATTTCTTTTTTAGCATAGAAATTATAAGAGAATACGCAGGACAAATTACAGCAGTTAGTATAATCAATCCTAAGATAACAGCAGTACAACACGATGGCATGGATTACACTGATACTGGTAGTTTCTTAACATGGACAGTTACATTGTCATATGAAACCGCGGTCTTCCATAAAACATATAAAGCTCCATGGCAACTCGAAGCCGCACCTAGAACAGGTAATGATGCCGCAGAAAACGGCGGCGATCCTAGCGTCGACGAAATAACGCCAGACGGAGATACTTCGGGTTTCTCAAATCCAGATGAGAACCCTGCGCCAGATGACTTAAAAGACTGGCAAGAGCCTGGAACAGAACAAACGGCCGCGGCAGGCGACGAACTGCAAGACCCATGGGGTAATTTATCTGGGCCACCAAACGGAAACTCGTCTAAGCCACCCGCCAACTTAGCAGAACAAATCGGCGGTAAATTAAAAAGTCTTAAAGACAACGTGGCAGGCAAATTGGGCGGCGGCATTAAAGATTTAAGCATTGGTGGAATTCCAGTAGGAAAAGCAATAAACCCCACTAACATAAGTGCCGCATTGGCAATTGGTACAACATTAAAGCGTAAAGGCCTTAAAGGCTTAACAAGTAATCCTATAGCATTAGGCGGCGCCATATATGCATTAGCAAAACAGTTACCTGCAATTGGTGGCGGAGGCAATGGCCAAACCAATGATGAAAAAATTAATAAAGTGTCGAGTCAATATGACCAATACAAATTAGACAAAATGGCGACTGAAGGATACAATGTAGGTGGAATTGCCGACACAAGTAAAATGAGTTCGCTACAACAATTTCTAAGGAAGTAACATGGCTTCTGATATTATACGATCAACGATTACCGGGGAATATGCAATCAATTATGCTATTAATACTGCCAATTATGATATTGTAGTAGGTAATTTAGAACGTAAAGGAATACAAGCTAACATTGCTCGTATACTTGCTTACGAAGTACTAATAATTGCTAACATAACAGAGCAATCATATAATAGAATTCTCAGTAAAATAAATGCAGGCGGATTAGCATTAGATGCAGAACTTATAGACCAATTAAATTTATTACGTACTAGCGGAAACAAACTTGGATACGAAGGAACAGCTAATATGAATAAGTTTGTTACCCGCGCAATTGTATAATGGCTTCTCCGTATACACAAGGTAGATACGCAGTTTTAAATGCGGACAAATATATCGGACATAGTACTCCTAAATATCGTAGCGGCTGGGAATTAACGTTTATGCGTTTTTGTGACAATCATCCCGGAGTTATTAACTGGGCCAGTGAAAGTCTGCGTATACCTTATATTAATCCGTTTACAAGTAAGCCAACATTTTATGTGCCAGATTTTGTGATTATGTATCAAGATCCTAAGTCTGGCAAAAAGATGACAGAAGTCATTGAAGTCAAACCCAGAAGTCAAGCCAGGCTTGAAGAAGCGAAAAGTCAGCGAGAAAAAGCGGCTGTAGTATTAAATATGGCTAAATGGGCCGCATGTAAAGCATGGTGTCAAAAACACGGAGCCCATTTTAGAATCGTAACAGAAGAAGACATATATAATAGAATGGGGCAAAAAAAGAAATGACACGTAAACTAGAAGAATTATTTGGATTAGAACACCACGACCCAATATTGAATACTCAGGATGCCAATTGGGATTTGCAAAAACAAGATATCGATACTGAAGAAACTAGTATAGAGAAAACAAAACACGAAATCCAAGAACTAAAAACAACATTAGATTTAGCCGATAAAATTGAAAAAGCATTACCGCAAGTTAAGGATGTAGATAGTACAGATTCTGATTTTGATGAGTATGCCAAAAAGGCCATGGAAACTTATGACAGGCTAGTAGACTTGGGAATGAATGTAGATGACAGAAATGCTGGTATGATATTTGATGTTGCAAGTAAAATGATGTCAAATGCTATAACTGCTAAGAATAGCAAATTGGATGCTAAATTACGTAGAATTGAATTGCAACTAAAAGCAAGTAAGTTACAACTAGATAAAGACAAGTTACAAAGCGGAAAAGTCCCGGGTAACATTGTTGAAGGTGAAGGGTATATAGTAACCGATAGAAATGCGCTACTTCAGGGCATAGTAAATAAAATCAAATCAGATAAATAACACATCGGAGAACTACGTAATGAAGACCCTATTCGAATATATTGAAGCTAACCAAAAAGATTACAGAATTCGTATCAAATTTGCGTTTGAGCCTAGTAAGGATCAAATGGCGGCCCTAGAGCGCCACTTAAAAAAGTATGATGTTAAAGAAGTAAGTGATGTTGCCCGTTTAATGTTACAAAGCCAACCTACAGATTTTCCAGAGCATAAAGGTTGGGAAATTTACTTAGTAGATGCAGTAACAGGATTACCGTTAAGTTATGATTCAGTACATGAAGAAATTTGTGAATTATTATGCATCAATGCTAACGATGTAAAAGTTAGAAATCCAGATGCGCCACGTGAAGAAGAATTAGATCAAAAAGAAGATACGAAACCAGAAGAATACTTACCACGCTTAACAGATGGCAAATATTCTGAAGTAGAAAAAACAAAAACAAAGCCAGTTTTTGGCGATGATTTTAATGCAGAGTTTTTAAAGGACCTGGCTACTAAAAAACGCAAGCAAGAGTTTGCTAAAAAATCAGAAGTTAAACCTTCAAAGTCTGTTAAAGCAGATAAATCATTTAGTCCTATTAGCGGTAAAAATAAACTACCGGACCCGATGAACTTAGGAAAATAATATGTTAAAAAATAACAAAACAGTTGGCCAAGAAGTTACCAACATTTTAAAATTAGCCAGAGTTAAACTCGACGAGTCTGCTCTTAAAGAGTGTGGTATGGATTGGCAAGCTCCATTGGACCAGGCACAAGAAGATCGTTATAATTTAACAATCACAACAAAAGATAAAACAGTTACAGTAAACACTAGTAACCCTGAAGATATCATTCATATGATGAAATTAGGTGGACAGGAAATTACTGGCCATACTATTGAACCAGCAAATGATATTGCATACGGTAGCGGCGCTCTAACTGGCCTAGGCCTATCAAACGTTCCTGCATTGGGAACGGCAGGAATGGAAGGCGAACCACATGCTGTTGAAATCGGATTTGCAATGGGCGATGACGAAATGGATCACATGGAACCAGACGCCGACGATATGGGAGGTTCAAGTGACCATGATGCCGACGACATGGGCGAT